GATGATATTGAACGCCGCCCACTTCTGTCCCATGAGACTTCTGATGATCTTTTCATTCTCGTCCCAGTCCTTCCGAAGTACTTTCACCTCTTCGCAGATAGGACAAGGCTTCCCGACCGATGTAGGACAGACAATTGACTCTCCGCTTGGCCCTACATCGTAGTGGATTCTGAAGTGACGTCTGTACCAGATCACGCCAGGGTCGCAGTCGGGAACAAGGAGTCCTTTTTTGTTGAAGGAGAAGTGGTTCGTCGTGATGTAAGGGACAATGTCCAACAGGGCCGTCCCTGCCTTCTCCGGTGCCCAGGTATCAACCCCGACAGGAAGATTGAACCAGTTCCCTCCACCGCCGGAGGATGCTACAGTCTTTTGTCTCACCTCGTCTCTGGAAAGCCTCCGCCTTTTCTTCTTATCCTTCCTTCTTGCCATTGGTACTCACCTTTCTGTTGTCGATTGTCTCTCTGTAATCGCCCAAGGTTCGGATGACTGCTCTACCAGCCATTCTGACAGCGACATAGATCCAAAACAGGGAAAACAATACCAGTCCCAGCCATGACAAACCCCTGAGCACATCATCCATTGCTGGTGCCTCCTTTCTTTCTCCTTCGTGTCTTCTTCTTCACCTCTTCATCTCGTCCTCCTTTCACCTCGTTCCAAGCTTCAACCAAGTTCCGCGGGACAGAGGGACCAGCGAAATATTGCTGCCCATGGAGAGTGACTAGGATCTCTATCATTCTCTTCCTCTGTTCCATCGCTTCGACCGCTTTGTCCAGTAACGCTGAAGCCGCCTTCTTCTCGATCCATTCATCGTATGCCTCCCTGTACTCGATGGAGGCCTTGACGGCGGTGTCGATCGCACCCTCGGTCGCTTTGCTGAGCCCAAAGGACCCAGGGTCCCTTCGGGCCTTGATGGATGTGTCTGTGACAGTCACTTCCAGATGGAACTTTGCGTAATCTGCATCCTTTCTAGCTTCGACTGCCTTCTCCGCCCACTTGAAGAACAGTTCCCCTTGTAGGCCAGCCTCCACATCCAACTTCGCTGGGTCAATCGCTAGGTCCTTTTCGAAATCGTTGCTCATACATTACCTCCCTTTAACGTATTATCCTCGATGACCTATTTGCCTATCACATCGTAACACGCAAGTGCCAGTCCTGCCGCTTTTGAATCGTAGAAGTGATCGGCGAAGGTGTCGATGATAACTGCTGCTCGTTCCTGCGTCGCCTTATTATTCCCAAGGATGCAGGTCCTTGCATATCCAAGCACAGTATGCCGAACCGATTCTGGTTCTGCCTTTAGATCCTTCAGGATTCTAGCAACGGTAGACCAGGACTTCCCACGGAGCAAAGCCTGACAAAGATCAATTACCTCCTTCTCTTCCGGATCTTCTTTGATGGCCGCTGCCCTATCCTCTGGCGGTAGGTTAAGCACTCGGTCTAGAATGACCAAAGCCCGACGAGGAGATCCGTCAGCAGCATCGGTCAGGTCAGCCACCATATCCATGTCCAAAGCTTCCCTCTCCCTTTTCAGAACCTTAGCTACCAGCTTCTTAATCAGATCAGTGGATAGCCGCTCTACTGGAATCTCACAGCACCTTGTGCGTATTGTTTTGATGATTTTCTGTGGGTCGGTAGTACAGAGGAAGAAGTACACATGGGAAGGGGTATCTTCAAGGATTTTCAATGCGGCGTTCTGTGCATCCTTTGTCATCTGGTGAACTTCGTCCATCAACCAAATCTTGCAGTCGCCTCCAGTAGGAGCCATGTTTATCTTCCTAGCAATGTCCCTGATGGTATCGACTCCACGGAAGTCGGAGCAGTTCAATTCTCGTAGGTCCATTTGGCTACATCCCAATTCCTTGGCTAGTATGCGAGCTAGTGTAGTTTTGCCGCAACCTGACGGACCGTGAAAGAGGCAGGTATGTGGCAAGGTCTGTCTTTTGAGCATATTCATTAAGGTGCGGACAGTCGCTTCGTTTCCTACCATATCCTTCAGCGTTTTCGGTCGGTGTCGTTTGTACAGCTCCTTGCTCATAGTCCTTTCCTCCTCAGGTACATACAAAGTGTAATTCCAACGCTAATCCCACAGAAGACTTCTTTCATATCTCTACCTCTTTCTTCTGATACCAGTTCCCATCGACAGGAGTTACCTCTGCTTCTATCTCTATAGGAACACAGATCCATTTCCACGCCTTCTTCAGGTCAACGGTCATGACCTTCTTTGCTAAGGCCAAGTAGTCACCGAGTTCCTCGTCGGGCACATCTGCAACGATGCTGTCATGGATCTGTCCGACAAGCAGAGTCTTCATCCCTCGTCGTTTTATCTCCTTCTGCAGACGGATGAGACTCCATAGTAGGCAATGGAATGCTGACCCTTGTATTGGATAGTTGATGATCTCATTCCTGAGCATGTATCCCTGACAGATAAACCCAGTCTTTGACAGTATCCATCCCCGTTCCCTATATTGTTTTACCCAGCGATTCCTCCACTGGTGATACACTCTAAATCGCCTTTCCCAAAAGTCATTCTCCACACTCTGGATATGAGCAAGAAATGACCCACGAGGGGGTCTGCCATTTTCCCCCAGCTCCCCTAGTCCACGGATGCCATGGGACTCTAGGTGATCGTACAGACTGGTCCCATCCTCAAGGGTAAGATTTAACTCTCCTATCATACCCCACAACTCTCGCGCACGTTCTGTGTAGGTACTCCCATAGAACTCAGGAAACACAAACCCATTCTTGCCGCAGTAGCGAATGGTCTTAGTGACTTCCTCCTGTGGTAGCAGGTACACTTCCATGGCCATGTCCCTGTGCATGTCTGTGGAGTTGTCATTGAGATATGACAACATGCGAGGATCCTTGTGATAACAGGCAGCAACACGCACTTCGATCCCACTGTAGTCTATCTCAACGAGACGATGACCTGGTCGTGCGATAAATGCTTGCCTAATGATCTTAGCTATCTTAGGATCACGCACTGGGAAATTATGGAAGTTTGGCGAGTCAGAAGAGGACCGGAACGTCTTAACCAGATGGAGGTTGAATACAGGATGGATCAGACCTCCCGTTTCCCATACCGATCCATTGAAGAACTTTGCGGGGACTACCTCATGGTGGATGCCCTGGAGAAAGGTGTTGCGGGTCTTCTGCATCTTACGAATGGTCATGCACCGCTTGACGAATGGGTGATTGATCGTCGCAAGAGTCTTCTCATCCGTCTTGTGCTTTCCTGACGCTGTTTCTGCAGGACACTCATGCCCAAGCACGTCGAACAGAATAGTTCCTAGTTGAGTGTTAGAATCGAAATTTGTCCTTTCCTTGTAGTAGGTTTCCCACACCTTCCCTACTGTTGAGGATCGTAATGATCCTTGCAGACGCTTTATCTTCGTATCCAACCTCTCCATTGTCCTGTCTAGATACTCGGTATCTATCCGGATGCCATTGGCCTCGACCTGAGCAAGAGCAATTGCTCCTTGATGGAGCAGGTCATATGCTTCTTCCGTATGAGGAAGATTATTCATGCCGATCTTTCCTTTTGCTGATGGATTAAAATCTTGTATCCCAATAAGCTATCAAGTCCGTTATACATAAGGAGAGGTTCTATTGGAGCCTCTCTGATACGGTTGAAGCCATCCCTTGTTGACGATCTGAGGTAAGGCGCAATGTGACTTGAGTAGTCAGGAATTCCCAGACGGACAAACGCCTGGAACTTCAGAGAGGTTACTCCAGGACGGTTATCAAGCCTATGAGCATCAAGCATCGTATCTCTATACCAAGGCGTCACATCATGCCCAAGGATTGCATGAGTCCACCGTTGTTCGAATTTCAGGTTATGTGCCACTTTCCGTAGTCGCTTTGACTGGAGAATCTTGCTCAGCACTTTGTGGTGTCGTGGATGGAGTAGTACGGAGAAGGTGTCCTCCCCATCGAGACAGAAGGCCACAGTCACAATCTCATGCCCTCTCCTGTCGGGCTTGACCCCAGTAGTCTCATAGTCAAAGGACAGGTACCCCTTCTTTCTTGATAAGTCCTTCAACCTCAGATATGCCTGTTTTGGTTTGTCTATCACCTCCACCTGAGCTTTCAGTCTGTCGAGTGTGTCTGTTGGCAATGAAACCTTCTTCTTCAGCACTGCTTCGGATAGATGGTCGACCATTATTTTCCTAAGTGTAGGGTCTTCCCTACCTCCATGCCTTTGACGTAACAGGTAGGATGGATGGTAGGTAGGGCAGACCCAAGCGGAGTAGGTATGAAACGGGATTTTCCACCCTACCCATCTGGATATAGCTCCTACATCCTTCTTCCATTCATCTGCCAGCAGAGCACTCGTTGCGGTCATCCCTAAGGGAATGATCACATTGGGTTTCAGGTCATCGATTGTCCGGAGCAGGTTTGGTCTACAGTATCCTAATACCTTTGGAGACAGCTTGTTCTTAGGAGGATGACAGATGACTGCGTTTGTCACGGAACATTCGTCCATGTCTATAGGGATCTCGGAGAGGAGATCTCGCAGGAGTTGTCCTGATGGCCCTACAAATGGACATCCTTGCTTGTCCTCTTCCTCCCCTGGAGCCTCTCCAATGAACAGTATCTTCTTCTCCCCTGTTCCCGATGGTTCCATTCGTGGAGAGAAGCATCCTTTGTGGAGACCGCATTTACCACAGAGGGGAAGCAGGGAATGGAGGACCTCCCCTCCTTCTAACTCTTCGATGCTAAAGAATCCCATCAGCTTTTCTCCAGGTTCACTACGAACTCGGTATCCTCATCGGTGATCTTCATCTTCATCCCACCTATCTCCACTTGATGTGATCGGGAGAGGATGTCGTGTAGAAGATCCGAGTTCGTTGTGAAGGCAATTTTCTCTCCCGAGTATTTGACCTTCTCTCTCTCCTGATACCAGCCTCCCTCCTTCTCCGTTTTCACAACGATCATGCCCTTCCTTATTGTGATGTGGGCTTCCCTCGACAGAATTCCAGATGCACTTTGTTCCTCCATGACGGAGGCACGTTCAAGGACGTCCTTCAATGTCTCAGGAAGCTTGATCTTTTCTCCCCGCACGTCAAGGATCCTGTCCATCGTTTCCGCGTCGAAGTAGTCGAGCAGAGCACAGCAGACGGAAAGGAATGTATTGTCCTCTGTCTCTGCGTGGAACCACCCCTCCTGTATTGAAGCTTTTGTGAGGTTCGTTCTGCCTATGTTCTCCAGCGGAGACGCAGGTATAAGCACCTCTCCCTGCAGACCAGTGTCTACACGGGCCCTGTATAGTCTGTTCCCGTCGGTTGCTTCTACAAGGGAAGGCGTGATATGTACGTGGGTCGTCCGTGGATTGGAATGGTCGTGAGAACAAATCCGTGACGCCTGAACCAGGTGTCTGGTGAGTTCCTCGGAGACGCGATGCATCTTACCCGGAGTAGGTACGTCGGTGAAGGGAAGCACAATCTCTTGGGCGACAGTGATCCCTGCTCGTTTGTTCTTCCCCTTGATGATGAGTTCGCTCCCTTGGACTGACAGGTCGATTTCCTCATCGGGAACCCCTTGCAAAACCTTACGAAAGTCCTCGCCCGGAACCGCAGCCTCGAACCCAACATCGAATTCGAGCGAGGCCATGGTCTCCCCATCGAATGTGATCATCATTCCATCCTGAAAGATGAAGCAATTCGATTGCTCCAATGTCTCAGTCTTTACGATCCCATAGTCTCCTCGGCGAAGCACCTCGAGCAGGTCATTCCTATTCATCCTCATGCTTACTCCTTTCGATTTCCCGTCTCCTCTTCTTGCTCAGTACACGCAGATTCCTGTGGGAGAACCTGAACCTAGAGAACAGTACATGCTCATAAAGCCTCTTGTTCTTCATGTATCGAACGTCGTTCGATATTCCTGCTAGGTAGATGATCACTTGAACAGTCCTTTCCCGCTGCCTGGCTTCACCGTCCTGAATATGCTCCAAGGCCATTCAGGAATGATCTTCTCCAGCTCCTTGTATAGGATGATGTTCACGTCTTTCCTATAGTGCAATGTGTTCGTAACCCCATGCTCCAAGATGACTTCTACTTCCTCTCCCTTTTTGTGCCAAAGCTCTTTTCGCCTTCTCAGTTTATAGTCTGGTCCCACCTTCTTGATCTCACTCCTGCCTAGTGGGACGTCAATACTCTCGAGGAAACGGATGATGTATTTTCTTATATGGGTTGGCATGTAGAACAGGTGTTCCTCTTTCCTCTTTGTCTTTCCTTGCAATGCTTTATAGGTCACCGATACCTGCATGGGACGCTTCCAGTCTGGCTTCCCTTTCTTTGGGAAAGGAACAAAGATCCTGCCGAAGCGTGAGGTATCTATCCATGTCTTACTGTCGACGCTGTACCATGGATACCTGTACATGATATCGAAAGACGTCATTGCGAACCCATGGACCTTCACTCTAGGCATGCCGTCCTTATCTGTCAGCTCATCTTGCCACAACCTGTCTAACGCAGGAATGAGAACAGATGCTCTAGTCGGATGCATCCCTCCTATGCAGATGTAGTCGTATCCCTCATCGATGTAGCGTCGTAGCCATTTGACGTCTCCTCCGCCGAAGTGCCAAACGGGTAGAGGATGTACTCCCTGAGCTTCTAGCCACTTCTGATTCTCGTAGGTCAGCTCAGGGTTGTTGATAACGTCTAGGTTGGAATAGCCTGCTACTACCTCCTCATGTTGCTTAATCCAATCCACATATCCTTGTCGATAGAGTTTGTACTCCTCCGTCTCTACGTAGGAGAAGTCGTCCCACTTCCTGTTCTTCATACTAGACCCCATAACCGTATCCCCTTGGCGTACTTTCGAGAATCGGTTGTATAGGGATGGTGCTCCACAGTCAAAGAAGATCTTCACCGACATAGCTTCTCATCTCCTTTTCTATGTTTGAGATTGCGTATCTTCCTTTCTCTCGCAGTTGGTTTCTCGTCTGTTGTGCTGCATCGGTGATGAGTGGATCAGGCAGTCCCAGGATCTTCAGCTTCAGTTCTTCCATAGTGCTGTATCGCAATCCTGGGTGGTACATCTCTTGATAGGAAAGTCTATCAGGTACGAAAGGGATACATCCTGCAAACAAGCTCTCCTGCATAGCGATACCCCAGGTCTCCTGCTTAGCAAAGGATACAGAGATACCAGCCTTACGAAGGAGGGCATAATACTCTTTCTTGCTTGACGTGACCTCCTTCGAACAGACCACCTCGTAACCTCCACCAAGCATCCTCCGCAGCTCCGCGACCTTCTCCGGTTGCTTCTCTGGATCCATCCTGTGAGGAAAGACGATGAGGTGAGGATCCTTTACTTGGTCGGCTCCTTCCTCAGGGAAGATTGGGAAGCCCGTTACCTTGATCTTATCTATCAGGCCCAGGTGGTCTTGTGTTAGTACTTGGCCAATGTGAGAGTTGAGGATTAGGTCCTTGTGGAATTTGGTTGCTACGAACACCCTATCCGCCACATCGAACAAGGACTGCTCCATCTTCCCTGCCCAAGACACTACCCCTTTCTGTGATAGGAAGTCCGCTGGGTCCCAGCAACCAGCATGGAGACATCCGGCGATCTTGAATTTAAGACCAGCACAGGAACGGATGTAGCCTAGGTGGAACACCGCTGGAGACCAGAGGTCATGAAACAGAATCCAATCATCATCCTCCTCCCCAAACTCTGAAGAATACATCCGTCCAATGAGGTCCGCCATCTGAGTCGCCTTGAACCAACAGGTTCCATAGACATCGAGGAAGGATCCAACCTCTATCCGTTTTGTCAGTGTAGGAACATCGACAAACGAGGTCTCGCTCGTCGGAGGCCAGAACCAACTAAACCACTCCCTCCACTGAGCAGAGTATCGTTCCTCCAATGGCTCGATGGGCATTTGGATGACTCTCATTCGATTGCTCCTGTCTTCGCGGCGATAGCCAATGACATACAACCCTCTGCCAAAGTGGAGTAGAATTTCGTCGCTGCTGTCTGGATCTGGTGCCCTACGACAGCTTCCGAAGGCAAACGCACCTGGTAGAGTTCATACCATCTCCAGTCCTCCTCCCTCACCCCATTCCAAGTCGTAATCTTCTGATCGAGGAAGGAATAAGGTAAGTAGGAAGGAAGGAGTCTTGTTGGTCGGGGCGTGAGCGAGATGCCTTGTGTCGGCAGGTCCTCAAACCCCTTCGTCCCATGGTACGGTTGGAAGAACTGACCCAGCCCGCCGTATGTCCCATTGCCGGCGATCCGAGGAGTCAAGGCGTCTGGATCAAGACCATACTGACGGAGGAAGTCTCCAGAAGCTCTCAGGGTCTGTATGGTTTCACCAGGAAAGAATGTAATGCAAAGCCACAGGATAGGAACCTCACACACCTCATATAACCGAGCAGCGCGGTTAGGTCCTGGTTTGCCCATCTGTTTTGAGAGCATAGGATCTGCTGTCTCTAGTCCGACCTCGAGGAGCTTGAACCCCGCCTGCTTTAGGATCTCACTCCCATATTTCCTGATGAAAGCCAACAAGGTCATCCTCTCTGCAAGGACTACCAGGTTCCAATCGTAGTTGAGTTCAAGAAGGATGTCGCAGATGGCTTTTGCTCTTTCGATGTCGAAGAAGAAGTCCTCGTCACCAAAGTGAAGATTGGGCTCTCCGTGCTCTCCCATCCAGATCAGATTCTCCCTGACCGTTTCTAAGTCCAGGACAATCCGTTTGTGTTGGTTCACTGTTGCAGGACAGAATGCACAACCCTTTGGGCACCCATGACTGGTAAAGAATGGCCAAAGGCGGTTGCCCTCCTTGACCAGATTCGATAGGTGCATATCGGAGTCCGAGTACAGGATTGTCTTGTACTTATGCTGACGCTTTACGAATGCACCGAACCCAGCCTTCAACAGATCATCGGAAGGCCGGAACAGTGGGAATCCCATGGCGGTGATCAAGGGATTGTAACCAAACACCCTCGCCTTTCCCTTCGGTAAGAATTGAAGCATCGCCGCGACGTGTTCGATCTGAGGGTAGCTCCACAAAGCAATCAGGTACTCCTCCGCCTGTGGAAGCTTGTCTAGTTCAGCTGCACCGAACTCCTCAATCAGAAATGAGTCCTCGATTGCTGCTTCCAAGACAAACGGGAAGTAACAAAACCCTCCCCTGTTGAACTGTGAACTCACTGGGTCGATGATACAAGTCTTAACCTTCATTCCGCTGTAGTCTTGCTCCATTTTCTCCATCCTCCCATACTTCGCACCAGGTTGCGTAAGGTGTTGCCTTCAGGATATCCTCCGCGAACATCTCACAGCTCATAGAGAACGCCTCGCCTTTCCCTTCCCATTTCTGTACTATCTTCTTCAATCGTTCCTGTTCGATGAAGAACTCTCGGTCCCTGTCGTTATGGTCAACTGGGATGCCTATCTTGACGTAGAAGACATGGCGGTGAGGATGTCTTAACCAAGCTACCTCGATCGGCGCGTCAGCCCATTGGTGTAGGGCGACGAATTGTGTCTGAACCATGATCTCTTTTCTGAAGGACATACCACCTCCTAATCTATGAGTGAGAACAGCTCGCTTCGTGTTGTTGCATCCTCTTTGAAGGCACCGACGAGGCTGGAGGTTACCATTTTACTCTCCTGTTTCTCCACACCTCGAGAGGTCATGCAGAAGTGTTTCGCTTCCAATACGCAAGCAGCTCCACGAGGCTGTAGACAATCCATGATCGCCCCTGTGATCTGTTGGCACAATCTCTCCTGGATCTGAAGTCTGCGACTGTACACTTCTAATATCCTCGCAAGCTTAGATATCCCAACAACCTTTCCATTCGGCAGGTATGCTATGTGAGCCTTCCCGAAGAAGGGAAGCATATGGTGCTCGCAAGTGGAGTAGAACTCGACGTCCTTTAACAAGACCATCTCATCGCTACTGTCATCCTCAAAGACCTTGAGCACGTCCTCCGCCTTCTGATGGTATCCTCCGTAGAGCTGGTCCCAGGATCGGACGACACGTTCAGGCGTCTCGAGTAGTCCTTCTCGGTTTGGATCTTCCCCTATGTATTGGAGGACTCTCCTGATGTTCTCGGTAGGGCCGATTTCTCCTTGGTCAATTTCCCAAGGAAAAACCAGCCATTCCCACCCTTTCTCATCTAGTTCCTTCCGAGAATAGAGAGCCACAACAGGCTTGCCATATCTACTATTGTAGTATTCGGCCGTTTTCCCTGTGTCAATAATATCATCTACTAGCAGATCAGCAGATTCTGGAGAAGACACGAGCACCATTCTTTTCTCATAACACGCCTTCCAAAGCAATGCAACATACGTTCCTCCTCTTGGAATGCCCCAGATTCGAATAGGGGGACTGTCTGTCTCAGGATGAAAATCAGGATGAGTCTTCATCAGCCATCTGTATCGTTCTTTAACCCTCTCAAACAACTCTCCCCATGAGAGCATCTTCCTTATCTGATCCCGATTATCTTCTGGGTTTGCAGGGATAGTTTCCATATTGGGTTCTCCTTTACGAATTGGACGGCTGGCTCGGTATCTCCAGAACAAGGCTGGATGTAATAACGGAGGAACCGGTCGCCCAGTTGTAATGGCAAGGTCTTTAGTCGTTCCTGATCTACTTTTGGACTGAGGACTACCTTTAATTCATCCCCTTCCCACTCAGGATCTTCAAAGTACGGTTCGCAATTTTCTACATCAATCTTTGGAGAAACAGTTACCCACAAGATTCCTTGGAGACGAAGGTATTGCATATCCGGACTATCGCAGATCCGTCCATTCGTTTCTATGCAAACAGAATTGCCGTATCGGTGGTGGAGAAGAAGAGCCAGGCCAAACCAATCTTGGAGAGTCGGTTCTCCTCCCGTGATAACAAAAAGAGGGGCACGGGCTTCTTCAGTGACATTCTCCTCCAGAAGCTCATCAACAGTTTCGAACAACCCCTCCTTTGTCAATCGTGCTTGGAACCGGTGATCGGTATCGCACCAAGGACATTGGAGATTACATCCAGATAAGCGAATGAAAATGGCAGGCCAACCAGTGAAGTAGCCTTCTCCTTGTAGTGAGTAGAAGACCTCATTGACATGAAAGGTTGGGTTTCTTTGTTCTGGTGGAATATATTCATGGTTGTATGTCAGGGAGTAAACCATACGATGTTCCCTTCTGACTCTTGTACGGAGACCCTTGTTACTTTAGGAGGACCAGGAGGAACCTCCGATCCAAGCCACGCAGATATAATGACGGACTGAACTGCTCCATGAACCCATTTGGCAATTTTCTCCGCTGTAGGATTGCCCGGCAAAACATCGTTTAGATTCTCATGGTCCATAACTTTGATCACATCCTTAATACGAGAGAAGTCAATCAGCATATCGTTCTGATCTAAAACTTCTCCTTCTACCTCCACTGTGATAATCCAGTTATGGCCATGGAGGTTTTGACATGGAGAGTCGTAGTCCAATTCAAGACGGTGACTTCCTGCGATCTCGACCCTTTTGCTTAGATGGTACATTTCAGGATCTCCTTTCCATAGACAGGGACAAGGGAAGCAGGCCTAAGGACCAATCTGTCCCAATTAACCTGCTTCCCCAGGCGCTAATTGCCTTGTCCCCGGTGACCTGTTACTTCTCACCCCTTCGAACACGAGCCTCGTGGAGGTACTTGTCGGCGCGCTTCTCGATCCAGTCAGCGTCAGCTTCAGGATCCTTGCCCTTCTCAACATACCTGTCCTTCAGCGCATTCCTGATCTTCTTCTCCGATGCTCCCTCGTCAAGCATCTGGTCCACCAGAGTGTGGTTGGCAATGAAGGTGCCCTTCTCCTTCGGAGGTGCGCTGGGCTTCTTCTCCTTCGGAGGTGCAGTCGACTTCTCTGCAGCTTTCAAGCACTTCTTGGAGCAGTAGGCTCGCTCTGTTACTTCACTGACCTGCGCCTCCTCTTCGGCAATCTCCTTGCCACACGCAGCGCATGTCACCATGGCCTCCTCTTCCTCATCACAGGCCTCCTCTTCCTCATCGAAGGAGAACCCGAGGGTCTCGAGGTACGTGACCTGCTCGTCGGTCAACATTACCTCGTCGGGAACGCCGTTCTCCTCAAGGAAGCTTTCGATTGCTTCCCCGGCCCTCGCTGCCGTGATCTTCTTTGGATAGCTGATCCCCAGCACATCCATCAGTTCGAGTACATCTGACTTCTTCATTTCTGCCTCCTTGCCTTTCCGGTTTCAGTTCTTCGGTCCCAGTGACTTTATTCACCTATATTATCCTGATTGACTCCTAAAAGGACCGCCCTCAGGAAATTTTCTAACACGCACAACAAAAGGCCCTACCAAGCCGAAGGCATTGGCCTACATGCAAGCAGCGACGATTGTTGTATTCGCCCTCACGAAGGACAATCCAATTCAATCGCATGATGCCCTCCTCCTTCTCTTTGCTCGTCTGGTTCAATCCCACCATACCTGTCACATGAGCCAGCTTCCGTTTGTCCTCAGAGAAGTTCGAGGCTTCAAGGAGCCCTTGTCCGTAGCTTGTTGCATCCGCCTGTGTAGGGGCTATGACCAGACAGTGCCTCTCCTGACTCAAACGACGCAATGCTTTCCATGTCGTGTTTACCTGATCCCTTGTCGTCATACTGAGGGACCCTGGTTCAGGTGCAAGGATATCAGGGTAGTCTATCAGGATTACGTCAGGAACGAAATCCCTGTGCGCTTCCCACTGGTCTAGGATGGCATGTATATCCTGAACACAGACAGAGGAGTTAGCGTGGACAGATACCATGACGTGCGACACACCTGATCGGATCCCATTCGACCGCATAAACCTCCGAACTGCCTTCTTGCTAGCCTTAGGTCCGATAGCAACTTCATGCTTTTCAGTGATGCATTCTACCTCTGCGCCTGTGTCCGTCCTTCTGATCTTAGCAGGGACAGCAATCAGGCCAAGATGACTTCGATACATTGGACGACCTGAAAGACGCACAGCCAGTCGCCTCATGATCTGTGACTCGCTCATATCGCCCACCTCGAACAAGGCAACCTTCCTCCTTTGCTTCGCTGCTCGATACACAAGCTCAACACACCACCAAGTCTTCCCGCGCTTCTCTGGAGCTAAGACAGCGATGAGCCCATCCCGACATAGCGCATTACCAAAAAACTCGTTTGCAGCCTTGTTGTCCCAAGTGATCAAAGGGTGTTGGGATTCTGCAAATGCCAAGTCCCAAATATCCTCATCGTTCAGTGGGTCTATCCCCATACTCATTTTCGTTGGAGTTGAGGAGAACTTTACTATAGCTTCAGTTGCTGAAGCAGTATCTCCTTCTGTTAGGTGGTACTCAAGTTCGTCCTTCAGTACCTCCATTCTCCTCCTGTCGAAGTGGGCTGCTGCTGTGTCAAGCAGATATGGTACGTTGATGTCTCCATCCTCATCATATCTCTTTGACAGAAGCGACAGCACGGTGTGAAGTGACTCCTTCATCTCATCGCTGCCCTTGCCTTCATTGACCCATCCCTGGTAGATAGATTCAATGTTCGACCCTGGTGCCTCCCTATACTGCTCGTAATACTCAAGACACCATTTGGATATGAGTTGCAAATGTCGAGCCTCAAACAGATCAGGATCTACTACAAGGAGAGATTGAGACAGGAATTCCTTGGAGACGACCATCGCTGTTGCAATCCTCTGTTCTGTGAATGTGTCAACCCTTCGACGCCTCATCCATAATCCTCCTGATAATGTCATCTGGTCCAATGTTTTCCCGCCTCATAACCAAGTGTAGATATCGCTTGAAGTTCTTCCCTCCTGGTGCAAATACCATCAGGTCCCCTCCCCAGTCAGACCAGGACGAGCTTTGCCAGTCGATCCACATAGCATAGCCAGGGAACAGGTTGAATCCCGTGAGCAGGTTATCCTTGTAGAAACAACAGTCCTTTTCCGTAACCTCCTTCCTGAGCAACTTCACTACCTTCTGTCGGAACTGGCGGATAGATCGGACAAGAGGTGGCAGGGTGTCGAAGTCGGTTGCAGCGTGTCCAATTTCATGGGACATCTCCTTCCGTCTCTTTTGTTCGAATTTGGTGAGACGGATCGGTTCCGTTTTCTTACTCTCCTCCTTGATCCGAAGCATAGATGTTTCTATCTCCCAGAACTTTCCGATGAATCCGCGAGCAGTAATTGCTTGTGGGATGTATTCAGGGAGGTATTTTCGGTAATACGGTTGGTTCTCCTTGTCGAATTGGGAGCTGTACCAGGACAGAACAGCCCTCATCCTTTTGAATGGGATAGAATTAGCATTAGCAAATCGTTTCAGCAGGTTTCCCCACTTCTTGAATGATGGGGTAGGATTCCTTTTTATGCTGGTGGCCTCATAAAACTCCTTAGCTATGATCTCCCACTCACTCTGCTTCGAGGCGGACGCCTCGCAAGCAATGTTATTAGTCTTATTAGTCTTTGTACTATATGCTAATCCTTGAGGATGAGGCTGGCTAATCCTTGAGGATGAGCATTCCTCATCTATCTTCACCGCTATTCTTGACCACGCCGTCCTTAAAAACCTCCTCCTCCCATCGCTTTTGGTTCGGATTAGGAGACCTAGTCCTTCGAGCTTTCGGATCATTACTGATGCTCGGTTTTCCTTCACCTGCAGGATATTTGCCAGGTAGGCATTCGATGCGAAGCAATCCTGCCCACTATTCTCCACCATGGAATCTATTACCGAAAGCAGAACCACTTCCTTGCAGGTCACGACCCCTTCTTCCAATAAAGGGAAGAGTTCTGGTCGGACCCAACAGCCTCGGAAGAATCTTTTGTGCGTTTCACTCATAGATCAAGTTCCTCCATGATCTGGTCCGCCTCCTCTTGTGTCATGTCTCCAGGATCGCAGTCTATCCCAGTTATGATCTCGGTCCATCCTGGCATTGCTGCGAGCCAGCTTGCTAACCGATTAGCTTGTCGCTGTTCTACTACTCCAGGATCGAACATGATAAATCGTCGAGGGAAGGCACTGAGGATGTGAGCTTGCTCCTCTTTCCAGTCGATCCCCAGGAGAGCAACAGCTCCAGGCCCCATTCTCCATACGTCCCCTGGACCTTCAACGATGAGCACCCCTTGGTTCGGTCGTAGTTTCTCGATCCCGTACAGCAGCCTACGAGGGTCTTCCTTCATTGCTGAATTAGTAGTGGTTCTCCATCGAGGTTTTACTTCTGGAGACACAGCACGCCCTGTGTAGGCTACTGTAGTTCCGACCGCATTCTTGATAGGGGCGATGACTCGCCAGTTCCATTCGGCTGATAGGTGCTTTGTTCCTAGCAGAGACCAGGTCTTCTCGAGGGCCTTGGCGTTGTACCCTCTGTTACGTAGATATTGTTTATGAATCTGAGATATAGGACCAGCACCAGGAACGGGCCTTATTTGCCCTGTACGGGTTTCGGTTTTGGTAGGTAGATTGTGTACCCTCGGGGGGCGGAGATCGTATTTATCGAGGGTTGTAGGGATGGTATGGTGGAGGTGAGCTGGTAACACCTCCCTGAGCCAGTTCCTCACAGAGTGCTTACCGCATCTCCAGCAGTTCATCGCCCCTGATTCGACTGAGAACCCGAGGTGCCATCCATACGTCCCATCAGTGCAGAATGGACAGTGGGTCTGAACCCATCCCTCGTGGCAGTGGTGGTGCCCTTCCTCGAGGTGAGGTAGTCCCATCTCTTCGCATAGCCTGGTGAAATCAATCATCGACGTATTGCTCCAGCATACGGATGATAACTTCACGCATGGAAACGCCCTGGAGGAAACACCTGGTTTTGAATCGTTTCTTGAGGTCCTCTGGTATGTCCCAGATCAGTAGTGTCTTCGTCCTCGGTTTCAGCCTTTCTTCGTACGTCGTCTCCTTTGTCTGTTCCTCCAATTACCTCTCCTTCCTGTTCATTTGCTGTACGAGTTCTGTCAACGTGATGCTTCTTCTCATACTTTGCTTCACCGTCTCTCCATCAAGCACTCTGGCTAAGACCTGCCGCTTCTGTTCAATCAAAGCCCAGATGTGCTCGTCGATTGAATTACGAGCGAGCAGGTAATAGGCTGTGATGGCCTCAGCTTCTTGCCCTATCCTGTTCACTCTGTCCTCAGCCTGGTCGTGAACTGCAGGCGTCCAAGCCATCTCGAGGAAGAGAACAGTAGATGCAGCAGTAAGAGTTATTGCCTCCCTGTCTGCCTTCAAGCTGCCGATGAAGAGTCGTATTCTATTATCCTTTTGGAACTTAGCTACCTGAATCTTCCTCTCCCTACCACCTTTCCCTCCTATTGCACTTACCTTAGCGAAGTGCTTTGTCAGCAGATTGAATATGATGCGATGATGGCAAAAGACGACGAGCTTCTGGTCCGTTGAGGACAGGAACTCTTCGATCCATTGGATGCCTGTCTTTGCTTTACCTACCGCAGCAAGCTTTTTGAGCTGTCCTATACGAACAAAGCCTACAGCACCTTCTGCCTTTTTTGCTCTGTCCTTCCCCACCTCTTTTTCATACCAGGTCAGGAAGTCATCTCTTGCGTGAAGGTAATCGTTCATGTTGTCAAGATCTACCAGGATGGGAACCCGTTGTTTAGGAGGCAGTTCTGTCAGCACCTCCGTTTTCATTCTCCGCAGCATGAAGGAGGAGACTCTCTTGTGTAACTCCTCCGTGTTTGTTGCCCCGTCGAACGTCCATCCCCTTCCCTTGAATCCTCGCTTAGGGTTACAGTACCTGAAAGCATACTTCCAAAAGGAGGAGAACTCCTTTGGATAGAGCATGTTGAGTACAGGGAAGAATTCAGAGGGTCGGTTGAGGATAGGGGTTCCAGACATTGCGATGATATGGGGAACAGCTTTGGCAAGTTTCTTGCAGGACTGCGTTCGTTTCGCTTGCCTGTTTTTGACATAGTGACACTCGTCCAATGCAAGTACCTTTGGTCTGAGTTCTGTGAGAGTCTCTTCCCAGTAGGACAGGATATCGTAGTTCACAATGATTATGTCCTCGTATACCTCCTGCGGTGTCTTTCCTGACAGCACTTGGCATCGCATCTGTCGGGTATGTTGTTGAATCTGTCGTTCCCATTCATACTTCGCGTTCGCAGGGCAGGCAATTACAACGGGTCTTGCTTCCGGATGTAGTGCTAGCCAGCCCAGAACCTGGATCGTTTTACCCAATCCCATGTCATCACCCAGTAGAGCTCTCCCATTCGTCTTCTCCAAGAACCAAATACCCTTTGCCTGGAAACGTCGAGGCTTGGTTCGTAGGACTTTTCTCAGTCTGGTTTTTAGAGGCATTGCTTCTTCTTCAGACTCTGTGATCGTCAAGGGATCATGCGATCTAGCATACTGTTCACGTTTTGGAGCTGACGAGTAGCTCCATCTTTCCCTCCAACCTTTTGATGTGTTCTTTTGCCCACTTATCGTTGGCCAGTAGTGTCCTGATTTGATTTTCCAGAGCCTCCACCTGCGCGGCTAGGAGGAGAGTAACATTGTCGGATGCGGCTGCTGCTGTTTTGTTCCTTGCTCTGATGATGTCTGTGAGTGCCATTTTGGTTCTCCTGTTTTGGTTTCATTAGTTGAAGTAATTATGGACGCATCGTTCACTCCTCTCCTTTGTATATCAAGACGGCGTCACATTCTTCGCACCACACTAGTGACCTCTTGAATTTTCTCAACCTCCATATGAGCAAGGCCATTTGAAATCGTTCTCTTGGTCTGTTTCAGATTTGATTTCCCAAAATGTTAGCAGGGCAGTTGGTGTAAAGTAGCTTCGTGAATAGATCTTAGGCTTCGACAGGAACCATGCTACGGGGTCTTCTGTCTCTACTATAAGTGATGTTGTTTCACGCGATGGTTTACAATAGTCTAGCCATCCCATAACAGTTACCAAAAATTTCTTCTTCCCCATCGTTTCACTCCTCTCCTTTGTATTCGGATCCTTCAGGACAATTCTCCCAACCGAAACATTGGTACTCAGGATCATCGTCATCTACCCAACAACGTCCTTTGAGGAAGGTAGAGCAACGGAGATCCCCGTATGGAAACCGTCCGTTCTCATTCTTCCCTTTGGCTAATTCTGCCAATACCTTCTGTTCTAGGACCTTGAAGGCAGGCAGGTTTTGAAAGTTTGGACTCTGTGATTTGAAGTGATGTGATGTGATTGTTGGTTTCATCGTTCACTCCTTTCCTTCCCCTTTCTTTATGCCCTGCCCGGGAGTCGAACCCAGGACGCCGTTCCTGCCTATCAGGCGGATGAGATAAGGTTACGGCTCAGGGCTAGGAGGGCTTTCCCCTCCCAGGTGCATTGTGGCACCTCCTTGGTTTGTCGTTTGGTGTAGATGTCCTACACGGATCTACACTCTATTATCCTTCACAGGCTAGCTGACACCTCTTCCCAGGCCAGGTTGAGCCTATCAGTATCCCATCCCTGCTTCTTCATGTAGGAGCGAAGTGCTCTCCTACTTGTCTTTGGTGCTTGTGGCCTGAGGATATCCACCAATTCCGCCGGGGCTTCTATACACGCATTGACTAGCACTCTTGCATCTTCCCCGAGGTCCCTCATGAAAGAGGACAGCCATGATTCCTCCGCGGGATGGTGGAACACGGGATCGGACAGGTCTGTTGGGATTTCCCTATGTGTCTTTGGACTCATGCAATGTGACTTCATCCCGCGCCAGGCTCTGTTGTACACCTCAGTGGATAGGGCAGACTTCTCAGGGTCGTAATCTCGAAGCCTGTGGATTACCCAGTACCAGCCTATGGAGACCAGCTCATCGAAGTCTTCTATAGGATGTGTGTTCTTCATGCTGTGCGCAATCTTGTAGACCATGTCCTGGTACTGTTCTACCAAGCTTCCGTCCTGTATCATCTCTTGAACCTCTGCATTCGTCGGTCTGCTCTTCTTCATGATTAACTCCTTTCCTAAGACTTGGCAGGTTAATTGTTGGAGGGATAGGGAGATCCCAACAGGATCTCTCGGAAGCGGTTTATCCCTTTTATCTGTCTGTGTGCTGGGCTCTTTTGTATTACGAAGGTGAAGGCATTATACAACCCCCACGCCGTCCTTTCGTCATGATCACGGAATGTCGGCTTGTGGTACTCTTTGTCTACTGCTCCTATCCTCGACCAGGTCATTAACCCTTCCCTACCAGCCTGCATGAGATGATGGTCTACCTGGTCTCTCTCTAGTCCTTTCCCTTTCATCTCTTTAGCCACGATAGGAATCTCGGCAATACGGTTTAGGTATGTGTCGATGCCCCTGCCGATCACTTCTGGAAGGTCTACATTCAGGGTGTGCCTTTTCTTTATTGCATAGTCACCTACGACCATCCCATTTGAACAAATAAACACCTCAGCACCCACAGCGAATTTGAGCGAATGATCTCCTAGGTTGCTGTGCTGCACCCCTAGGTTGAAGGCAGTTCCTTCCATCGGCTCGACGTTTGGGATGAGGAGCTGCATCCGACCGTTCAGACGCCCTAGGTTTGGACCGCTTGGGTACCAGCCCTCCTGAACGATTTGGATACCATGAGCAGAGAGCCCGTTGTGGATAGTTTCTACTAGCTCTCCATGTTGGATTCCCTTCCAGCGGTTTCCGAGGTATTCTTCCTTAATCACAGGGATGCCCTTCAGATCTTCGACATTCCAGCTTCTCTCTTTTGTTGTGATCATGATTTCTCCTTTGCAAGGTTCTTCGTTCTTAGTTACGTCCTCCAGCCCATGCCTCGAGGAACACGAAGTGGACTTGTTTGTTCAGCCAGACCAGGAACGTTTCCAGACGACCATCGCTTAGCCAAAGGACGCCCTTTATGTGGTCCCCTCGTACGCCTACATCTCCTTCCTCATCTACCTCGACCTCTGTCCACTTCCCGTTCCCGTACTCCTTCAGAAAGCCCTCCAGGTCGTGGGACTTCTGTTTCTTCACCTCCTCCTGGATAGTCAGGATGATCTCTTGTGGTGTTTTGTTCATAGCCTCTGCTCTGGTCATGTCCACCTCCCATGTTTCGTCCGCTCCTTTGTACACCCTCACGCCCATTGGCGCATCGTCAAACTGTTCAATGTAGGCGGCGAGGTGGTGATCTGCCTCTGCTCTTGCTTCCCGTGATCTGGTGTTGTGCCATTTGGCAAGCGCCTCGGCATAATTCTTGGTTAGGATAAATTTATTCATAGTGTCTCCCCATTGTTTGTTCTACTATATGTTTCCATTTGCTAACCATTGCTTCTGCGTCCTCCTTAAAATCGGACCAAAAAAGACTATAGGTAGCATATTCAATTAAGAGGTCATCTCCTAATTTTCCTAACACCCACCAAGTATCGATGTCTTCTTCATCGAAGGCGTCCGTAGTGGCGCTGAATACCATTTCGATGAGGTTCTTAATTTGGATAAGGGTTTCTTTTTTTGTCATATGTTTCTCCTTCCCCATATTACATTAGTCAACCTATTCTCCTCTCAATCGTTTTACATCTTCTACCGCGTCTGCTAGCTCCTGTACTTTTTGAGCGGAAACCAGCACAATGCACCAGGGAGGGACAACACTCCCCGTTGCAAAATCACCAATAACCTCTGCGGCCTCAATCAATCTGTCTAATGCTTTAGACCATTCAATTAGGCGGTTGGCAGTTTGATGTTCTATTTGATTGAAATCCATTTTGACAGGAGGGGTGGTTTGGGTTGTAGTCCGTAACCCCCACTGGCAATCAAGACAAATTCCAATAGTGCTGAGTTTCGCATTGCATTTAGGACAACGGTCTTCCATCATCCCACCTCCTCACCTATTTGGCCGTTTTGCCGCCTTAACCCATCCTTCCTGATCTAGATCCTTCACCTCCTCCATGATACGGATAGGGACCAATACAGACTTCCACGTTCCCCATCTGTATTCCTCTGGCATTGCGCTGTCAAGGGAAGCGATGAGATCGACGAGTTCCTGGCTAAACCTCCTCCACCTCCCGTTGCACCGGATGCTCTTTACCTTTCCCGTCGGACTCTTCATCTTGAAGATCCCATACCAGTCCTTTCCTTCAAACATGATCTGGACCTTTACTAGACGTTCGCTGGGTTGCGCATCCCTCCACATCTGTCTCATTCCTCTTAGGGCTGCTGTATTCATCCTTCCCTCCTCTCTCCATACGCCGATAGACATTCTCTCCATTGTTTTCCACAGGCCTCACAGAAGGACAGTCGTTCATAGGGCCAATGAAGAATGTCTTCACCTACCTTGAACACTCGTCCACAGTCATCGCATTGTCCTTCTCCTTCCGCCTTCTTCCATCGCGGAAAGCTTCGGTGTTGTCTCATTTCTTCCCCTTTCTAAGTTCCAGCTGTTCGCCTGGATTCATGTTAAAAACTCGATATCCTCGAGCAACGAGCTCAGCCACTAATACTTCATCACAGATATCGTCCAAAAGCACCTCCTCTTCCTTTTCCTCCCAAGGGATTCTTCCTAACTGTTCTGCGTCGAACCTTGCGTCTTCATTCGTGTATGGCTTAGACATGTCGTTCCTCCTTAGAATCGCCCAGGCCCCCCGAAGGGGGCCCGGGCTTGGCGTTGATTAGATGTCAAGGCCGGAACGGCGTTCCACAAGCCAGCGGCCGTCCGAAAGGTGTGTCGCTGTGGCGGCCTCGCCATATTCCCGCCCAGGTCCGCCATAGTAGCGGTAGATATCCATCCCGCATGCCTCCACATACCTCAGCACGTCATCGTCCGTGGCGTCGTCGGGGGCGAACACCACAGCTACCTGGACCGCCTGGGCGTCCTGGTTCGCGCATGCGGCCACATATTCGGTGAACCAGTGGTTCCATTGGTTCGTGTCTGGCTCTGCGTATGGGGGCGCCGCCGACGTTTGTCGCATGATCAGATCCATCTTGTCCTCCTCTTCCTGTTCTCAGTTCTTACTTCGTCAGTTCGTTCTCAAGGTCGGTCATGTAAGGATCAGGGGTCTTGATGACGTCGGCCATTACAGCACAGTCTAGGATATGTCCTGCAATATCTCCAGGATAGATCCAGTCAGGATCACTCATGTCATCGTCTTCGTCTCCAGCATCGTACAGGAGCTCCTCCTGCAGCCTGAAGATCCAGGCCACCTCTGGTCCTTCATAGCCGGTTTGGCGAAGGGCTTCGACTTGAGCTGTGCTGAACCAGTCTTCAGGATGCCTTCTGAATACGCGGTACAGCAATAACCGTAGTTTGTCTACTGCTCCCTCTGCTGTTGTGATCTCGGACAGTTTCATGTTTCATTCTCCTTTACTTAACGTTGACCCACTTCATCGCCGTTTGAAGTAGGTGGTCATAGTCTCCAGCAGTGGCTTCATCCATAAATGCCTTCACTGCGTCTTTGTGGCCAGCCTTATCAGGGAATTTCACCATTTTCATTTTGACTCCTTTACACGCTCAGGTCATATCACCACTGGTAGTCGTACTCGTCACAGCCGCAAGTACTCGCTGTCTCATCCCACCCCATGACAGCCCCGCATCGTTGACAGAGCTTCTTCGGCTCCTCTGGCTCTAGGGGCTCTTCTGAATCCGCTTCATAGTCGTCTCTGCTTGGTCTCTGAAGATCCTGTTCGCTCGTCGTGCTGGTGATCTGCCACTTTTTCATCCTGTCCTCCTTAGAATCGCCCAGGCCCCCGAAGGGGCCCGGGCTCTTGGGGTTAGGTTAGGCGTCGTCCTCTTGCAACTCTTCGCGCATCTCCTGGAGACACTCCAGGACCTCGTCCTCCTCGACGATCGCGCGGTAATCGTGACGAGCGTTTTCGACGACCTCCTTGGCGGCCGCCGCGAGCTCCTCGTCCGTGCTGGTCGCGGAGACGCCGAGGTCTACGGGGCTGGCGCCGTACAGCCAGTTGTGTGCCTCCCACATGCCGCCTATGCGCTCCGAATCTGTGTCGCGGAGCGCGGCCTCCAACTCATGCCTGGCGTCCTGGGCCCGTTCGGTGTAGTGGCCCCGGTGATCGTTGCCATCCCACCGTTCCTCGTATCCGTCACAGATCCTCTGTAGCAGCTCCTGTCCTTCTCCGTCACGCAGATACTCGAGAATTGACTCCGCGTCCACCGTCCCGACCTCCAGATGCAGCCGCCTACCATGGTACACCGACGCGGGCATCCCGTAGATCTCAGCCCATGTCCGAAGCTCGGCAGTCCTCTCTGCGGGGTCAACGTCCAGGATCACGGGGGCCTGACGCCTGGGACTCTGGCACGCCTCCCATTCGCAGAGATCCTCCCATGAGCAATCCGCGATCGTGACCTGTGCGGGGCTTACGTCCAGGTCTTCTCCGCCGCCCACCCGCTCGCACGCGTCGGCGTGGTCGCGGTAGCCCGCGTCCTGCGCCATGGCGTCGAGAGCGTCTTCTGGGGTCTCTCCCTCGTAGATGCCGAGATCCTGTTCGCTCGTCGTGCTGGTGATCTGCCATTTTTTCATTCTGTCCTCCTTCGGTTCGGGTAACAGGTTTCTTGCTTAGCCTTTGCAAACTGCGTATCGCGGGATCGCCAAGTCTTCGAGGCCGTCATATTGCGCAAGCCTCTCCTCAAACTTCTCCCAAAACGTCTCTTCATTCTCCTTCGTCAAATGTACAATGGCCTTAGACTCCCATCCTGTTTCATCTGCGACCCATTCCACCTTGGCTTTAGCGACATGCGCTGCCATTCTGACTAACCCCGCCTCCTGGCAGATCTGAATGTTCTCTACGGTGAGGGTCCTGCTCTTTCGATCGTACTCTGTTCGGATCATCTTCTCCTCCTTCGGTTAGGGTAACAGGTTCAACAAAAGCCTAAGCCAGGAATTGCGCCTGGTAAACACTGTCTGCTTAGGCGTACCAGCAACGAGGTTGGCTCCTCGGACCTGCTTACAGATCCCTGCTGCTTGGCTGCTGGCTGTTTGCGGGGGCGGGTTTCCCTCTGCCGCTGGCCTACCTTCTCGGTAGACTGGCCCTGTAAATACCTTTCGAAAAACAGGTGCTTTCAGACAGCCCTACGATGACCACTTTCTCACTCCTCAGATAGACCATTGGGAAGTGGGTGTCTTTGGCTTTCCCTGTTTCTGTTTGTCCTGATCCTAACATGATGCTAGACAGTATACGGGCTTATACAATATGCGTCAAGTGCGAGACGGGGCTTTAAGAAAGAAAAATACGAAGAAAAAACAGGACCCTATATACCCCCATAGGGGTATAAAAAGAATGGAATAGGATATTCTTGTCGGATAGAGAAGTAGGTAGTATAGTGAGGTTGACTGAAGGAGAAGACAAGATGGCGAGAAAACTTAGAAAGAATGGCAAGAAAACTGGCACCCGACCTGTCACCCCATCGAGAGTGAAGAAAGTTATCGAAGGGTCAGGTGGAATTACCAGTGCAATGGCAGAGAGGTTAGGCTGCTCTTACTCCGCCTTAAAATATGCGCTGAAAGAGAAGACAGGAGATGCATGGGATGAGGTAAGAGAGCTAGTCGAAATAGAGCGGGAACAGATCGTCGATATTGCGGAGGGAACGAATAAGGAGATGATGCTCCAACGGCTAGAGCCTTCCGTCGCATTGAAAGCTTCCCACTTTACCCTTGATCGACTGGGGAAAAGCAGAGGCTATGGGAAGTCGTCCGAGCTGACTCTTCAGGGCGGAGAAAATCCACTACGGATTGAAGCCCAAACTCTGATCCCAATAGAGGACCTTGACCTACCCGTGAAAGTGAAGAGGCAGGTACTCCGCGCGATGGAGAAGAAGCTTACTGAGGAAAAGGAGGGCGAGGCATGAGCCTTGTTATGAGCAAGGAACGCCTCGAAGCCTCCCTGTGTAAGGACTCCTTCTATGACTTCGTCCAATCATTCTGGGACGTCACAATTCCAGAAAAGCCAGTTTGGAATTGGCATATCCCATTCTTATGTGATGAACTGCAGGCTGTCGCCGAACTGGTCTTCGCAGGCGAGGACAAAGAGTATGACCTAATCATCAATGTCCCACCAGGTTCTACCAAGTCTACGCTCTGTTCTATCATGTTCCCTGCGTGGGTATGGACGAGAATGCCTTCAGCCCGATCTATCTGCGGTTCCCATACGGCATCTCTTGCTCTAGATCTCTCGAGGCGGTGCAGGAATATTGTAACCTCGGAGAAGTACCGAACCCTGTTTCCTGATGTTGAACTTGCTGACGACCAGTCTGCAAAGGGCTACTATGTGACCAAGGCCAATGGTGGCAGGATGTCGACTATGGTCGGCGGAGCAATAACAGGGTTCCATGCCCATTTCATTATCGTCGATGATCCATTAGATCCTAAGAGGGCTGCATCAGAAGCCGACCTGAAAGCCGCGAATGATTGGATGCGTGAAACTTTGCCCACCAGGAAAGTAGACAAGGCCCTCACCCCTACTATCCTAATTATGCAAAGACTCCACCAGGATGACTGTACAGGGGAACGCATTGAGCGGGCGAACAAGGATAGGGTGAAGCACATATGCCTGCCCGCGACCGAGAGCGAACATATATCACCGCCCGAGCTACAGGAGAACTATACTGAGGGGCTACTGGACCCTGTGAGATTGTCACAGAAGGTACTGGAACAGGCTGAAGAAGACCTAGGCGACTATGGTTATGCAGCACAGTTCGACCAGAGTCCCATTCCTCGAGGTGGAGGAGATTTCAAAGTCGAGCGGATACAGATGGAGAGATCTGCGCCAAGGCACTTCCTCAGGAGGGTTCGTTATTGGGACAAGGCTGGGACCAGAGGAGGGGGAGCCCATACGGCAGGGGTCCTGATGGGCAAGGACAGACATGGGTTCTACTGGATACTCGATGTTCAACGAGGGCAGTGGGATGCCTTTGTCAGGGAACAGCACATTAAACAATGCGCTGAGATAGATGGAGAAGTGGTGGAGGTATACGTTGAACAGGAACCAGGCTCAGGAGGTAAGGAGAGTGCAGAGAACACGATCCGTAATCTGGCAGGGTTCAGGGTATACGCTGACAGACCTACAGGGGACAAGGCCACCAGGGCTGAGCCGTTTGCCGTCCAGGTGAATGGTGAGAACGTCAGGATGATCGTTGGGGAATGGAACGCTAAGTACCTCGAGGAACTTCGGTATTGGCCGAACAGTAAATACAAGGATCAGGTAGATGCGAGTTCTGGTGCATTCGCCAAACTAGCCAAGCCCAAGAGAAGGGTCGGTGCTATGGGAAAGGGGAAGAAAGATGAGCGAAGATAAATCACAAGCAGAGATCAGTATGGAGATGCACCAAATGGCAAGGGAATTGGTGCAGAACGCGGCGTATACCAGGGCGGAATTCATTCGCCAGATTATTGATGGGGGTGGCAAGGATCTGAATACAGATTGCGGATATCCTGACTCTATCAAGCCCACTGATTATCAGAACCTGTATGATAGGGAAGGGATAGCTGCTAGGGTGATTGGGATATTCGCAGATGAGTCATGGTCGAAACCTCCCTTGGTGTATGAGACAGAAGATCCAGAGCACCAGACTGCGTTTGAAGTAGCATGGCAAGACCTTGAGGAACGCCTGCACATATTGAGTCTGTTGGCTCGGGCAGATAGGCTAAGCGGAGTAGGACGGTATGGGATCATCCTGTTCGGTGTAGACGATGGGGAAGAATTCGACCAGCCTATTGAAGGGGTGGAGGAACAGCGAAGTAAGGGAGGAATCACCAGGCAGCTGTTGTACATCCGGACGTTTGGTGAGAGTGTGGTGGAGATTACAGGGACTGAAAAGGACGCGAAGAATCCTAGGTTTGGCCAACCCACTGAATACAAGATCAATTTTTCTGATGGGTCCAATTCCTATTCCAAAAGGGTACACTGGACCCGTATTCTCCACCTTGCTGACAATAGGGAGATGAGCGAAATATATGGGACGCCTAGGGCTCAGCGTTCCTACAATCGGATCCTGGATGCCCGAAAGGTGATGGGTGGGAGTGGTGAGATGTTCTGGAAGGGCGGTTTTCCTGGGTTGTCCTTCGAGGTGAACGGAGACAACGAAGGCGTTGAGCTGGATACTGACTCTTTGCGAGATGAGATGCAGAATTATATGTTGGGACTCCAACGGTATCTGGCGCTGGAAGGCGTCACGGCCAAGAGTCTTGCCCCTCAAGTGGCAGATCCCAAAGGGCATCTCGAGGTCCAGCTCAACGCCATCGCAATAGGGGAGGGTATCCCCAAGCGTATCCTATTTGGGAGCGAGCAGGGTGAATTGGCCAGCTCTCAGGATATGAGAACGTGGCATAGAAGGTTACGGAAGAGGCAGGAAGGGTACCTGACTCCAATGGTAGTGCGCCCGTTCGTGGACAGGCTAATGGCAATGGGTGTGCTGCCTACTGTAGAGCAGTATTTTGTCCAGTGGCCTGATATATCTACCCAGACAGATCAAGAGAAGGCGGATGTGGCAGATAAGTGGGCAGGCGCATTGGCTAAATATGTTGGCGGGAGTGTGGATGCGGTGGTACCCATTGAGGAGTTCCTCTCAATTTTCGGGAATATGGAATCTGAGCAGATCAAGCAAATTATGGAGGCCCTGGACCAAATGATCGCTGAGGAAGAAGCACTGACGCCTAGGGCAGAGTTTACAGACGGTGAAGAAGATGAGGAAGGATAATGGCCACAGGATCTCTTGATCCATCCCGTACCACTACATTGCGCCGGCAATGGATGGCGGATATCAACAAACGTGCCCGCCTCCTCAAAGGGGATATCCTAAAGTGGTTGGATAAGGACGATCAGTTGGGGTTGAAGCCTTTACCCCACCCTTTCCAGAATTCTCTTAGCGTGAATGTGCGTCAATACCAGTTCCTTTCTGATCCTGAGAAATTAGCTGAATTCAAAGGCTGGTTCAAGGAGCAAGTAGACCAAGGCATTCTTGAAGTAGACAGGAAACCGCCTTGGACTAACACATACGTAGACAGTGCATATCGGAAGGGCGTGGTTCGAGGATATACAGACGTTCATAAAGAAGTGTTGGCCACTTCTCCAGATTGGTACCAAGGATCTCAAGCCCAGTTTCTCCGTGATACGTTCGCTGCTCCAGAAACTGTCTCCAAACTGAAGCTACTGTATACCAGAGCGTATGATGGGCTCCAGGGTTATACTGCCCAAATGTCCCAAGACACCTCTCGCATCTTGGCCAATGGGTTAGCTAATGGGTACGGTCCTGCTAAGATTGCGCGTGAGCTGAATAGGAGGATTGATACTCTAACCCGTCAACGAGCACTCACCATCGCCAGAACAGAAACTATCTATGCCCATGCTGAAGGACAGTTGGACTCTTTTCAACGTATGGGCATTAGGGAAGTTAAAAGCAAGGCGGAATGGTTAACAGCGGGGGATGATAGGGTCTGTCCTCGATGTGAGGTGATGGAGGGAGAGGTAATGACGGTATCCAAGGCCAGGGGCCAAATTCCTCTCCATCCTAATTGTCGGTGCGCGTGGTTGCCTGTTGTGCCTGATGAAGCAAAAGGAGGGGAGGAGCTGTTAGAAGAAGTGGGTTCCAAGCCTGAACCGAAGCCTCCTACAGCGACTCCTGACGATGAACTGATAAAGCTAGGGAACAAGGACTTAGCGGACAGGCTAGTAGCAGAGGGGGCATCGGATGAGGAGTTTGCTCGCCTGTTCCTGAAGAAGTATGCGGGCAAGGGCAAGAGTGAGGCGTGGGTGAGAGGGCGAGCGAAGACGTATGCAAAGGAGGCAAGGAAGAGGGCAGGAGGTACTCCTCCACCAAAGCCCAAGCCCAAGGCAGACAATAAACCGAAACCGACCAGCACACCAAAGCAAGAGCCTTACTGGCAGGAGAACATAGGCAAGGTTACATCACAGGGGTGGGACAAGGAGCTGGGTCCAGGACAGGTTACTCTTGACGAGATACAAGCGCAGACGGAGAAGGCTCTGAATGACTGCTTACAAAGAGATAAGTTAAAAGAGATTATAGGTGATGAAAAGATAATGCCGGAGATAAAGCTCCATAATGCTCCTCACGTTAAGGAATCCTGGTCGGGCTCTCCGTGCTCGGGGTATGTCGATCTGTATGATGAGAGTGTCCACATAGCAGCACAGAATCCCAAGAGGTACTTAGGGGTGCCCTCCCCTGATGTTTCGGGTAAGGGGTTCACGGTAGATGACTCCTTCCAGGGTCTTATCCGTCATGAGGTAGGACATGCGGTGCAATCATCTTTGAATAGGAACCTGGAAGGATTCATGGATGAGTGGATCGAGAATATTGGGCTTAAGTATGATCCTGTCGTTGCTGCAAAGGTTAAGTCGCGGCAGGTGGTGAGTAAGTATGGGAGGACGAATAGCAGAGAATTGTTCGCTGAATCGTTCTCTGCTTACACTAATCCCAATTATGTGAGGGGAAGTCTTCCAAAAGATATTGAAGAAATCATGGACAGGGTGATAGGACGTTCTTCAAAAGTCGTTTCGAAACCTCCTCCTGTCCCTAAACCAACTCCTAAACCAACCCCCGAGCCTAAGCCCGTTCCCACTTCTGTAGCAAGCGACCTAAACAAGACATATAGCGTGGGAAGTAAGAAGTTTGCCCATGCTGAGCTGACAACCGATAATATTGCCGGGTTGCTAGAATATCAGAATGGAGTATACAGTTCAGATGTAGGCGGGTTCTCTACAATACAAAAATTCCTTCGTGAAGGATCTTTTCCTGATTGGTTGAAGGAGAAGATGGGTGTCTCTTCAGGGAAGCTTCGCAATTATGTATTGAAGATAGATGATGCTCTTTCTAAGTCTAAGGTCTCCCAGGACATGACGGTGTATCGAGGGGTTAGGGACTCAGCACAGGTGTTTAAGATCAAGACAAAAGCAGATTTGAAAGTCGGACTAGAGTTTGTTGACGAGGGGTACACATCCACGTCAGTTGATTCTAAGATAGCGAAGAAGTTTGCCAATAAATTAAACCCTTGGGAAGATCCTAAGACTCTTCATATCCACTTGAAGGAAGGTCAAGAAGCTTTACCGATGGATATGGTTTCAAAGATTGGGGAGAAGGAAGTTGTTTTGCCTCGGGGCTTGAAGTACCGCGTCACAAAGGTTAGCGGCAATAACGTCCATCTTGAGATTATAGGTAAGGGATAAATGGATAGGAGTACAGACATGATGGATGAACCAAGGTGTTACACCAGAAAATGTGTTCATTTCATTGGGGTGAGTCAACCCGATGGGACAGAAATGACGGAAAGGGTTATCTGCAGAGCCTTCCCTGAAGGGATACCAGATGAGATAGCATATGGAGACAACCTTCATCTGGAGCCAGTAGAAGGTGATGGAGGAATCACATTTGAAGGGCCAGAATAGTAGCAGTGTATGAGGACTCTTTACTTTCTTTTTATATCGTGTTACTTTAACAGCAGGAAAGGAATGTGTAGTGATTTGTGGCATAGGTCCAAGGAGGACTAAGTAAACCATGAAGAATAGACGGGGTCCTACAAAGTACCAGACGCTGATCACCAATCTGTCTGCGGGGGTGAGGACGGAAACTTTGGAGGGACGGGAATATCTGGTGGTCCCGATGGTGATGATGGTGGAGGGGGTGTTGGATGGGTCTGATGGACCTTTGCACTATCCATCAGAGAGCATTTCTACAATGCCGTTCGCATGGAACCACAAGCCTATTGTGGTTTGCCATCCCAGCATTAACGGAAAGCCCATTTCAGCATGTTCCAAGGAAGCCATCGACAAGTTCAAGGTCGGTGTCATCCTTAACACCACTTGGGACCATCCTAAACTGAAGGCAGAGGCGTGGTTGGAGCCTGCACGACTGGCCACGGTGGATCGGCGTGTTCTGGATGCTGTGCGAAGAGGGGAAATGGTGGATGTAAGTACAGGGGTATTTCTTGAGGCGGATGATTCACAGGGAACATTCAACGGCAAAGGGTATAACGGGATTGTTTCAAGGGTATATCCTGACCACTTAGCTATTCTGCCTGACCAAGAGGGCGCTTGCTCCATTGCCGATGGTTGTGGTTTGGTGAGAAATGAATTGAGTTATGATGTGGTGCGAGATTCATTATATGCTGCATTAGGCCAGGGGACGGAACCGGACGACACGTTCATCGTGGAGGTCTTTGATTCCTATTTTGTGTTCGAGCAAGGCGGCAACTTGTATTACCAGCGTTATGTGAAGACAGAGGAAGATGGAGTGAAGTTAGAGGGAATTAAACAACCTGTTACACGCAGGACCCAATACGAACTGTCAGATGGAACTTTGATTGGGAATAATGGGAGGATTGAAGACAACAATGAAACGGTCTCAAAGAAAGGAGACACAATGGAGAAGAAAGAAGTGGTGGATGCTCTTATCGCTAATGGGCGATGGACAGAGGAGGACAGAGAGTGGCTGATGGGTCTGGAGGAATGTCAGCTATCTAAGATGGCTCCTGTGGAGAATGAGGCGGGAGAGGACGAGGAGGATGAGCCCAAGCCCAAGGCCAAGATTGCAGATAATGAAGGGGAAGGGAATGACGAGGAAGATGAGGAGGATGAGTCTAAGCCCAAGCCCAAGGCCAAGGTGGAAGACACTCCGTCTGATCCTCCTGCTACTAACGCCAGGGACTTCTTGGCTAATGCTCCTCCTGAGATCAAAGAAGTGCTGAATGATGCTCTTCAAACCCAGGCAGAGCAGAGGGCCAAGTTGATTGAGACGATTGTGGCCAATAAGCACAATACGTTCACCAAGGATCAGTTGGCTGCTATGCGGACGTCTGAACTGCGGTCTGTATCTGCATTGGCAGAGGCGGCTGAAGTGATGACAAAAGCCACTGGTGCCCCTAGTTATGTGGGCATGGGGAATGTGGTGAATGTGGGAGGAGAGAAAGAGGAACCCCTGGGACTTCCTGTGTACAATTGGAAGGAATGACCCTCTAGTTCCAATGGACTGGGGTGTTTGATGATGAATTACATGGACAGAAAGGACAAAGGAGAACATTATGGGTGCTAACACGATTTTGCTTGCTGGTGATTATCGAAAGATCCAGAGCCTGTCGTTGGCCGCTGGGCAGACTCCCAAACCTGGCATGCTGGTTATGCTTGACTCTGCAGGGGCGTTGACTGTTCACGCCACTCAAGGAGGATACGCTGAGAAGATGATCCTGCTTGAGGATGCGTTGCAGGGGAAAACTACAGCAGACGCCTATACGGCTTCTACCGTCGCAGATGCAGCCATTGCGCTGCCTGGGTGTGAAGCACAGGTGTTGATTAAGGCCACCTCCAATATTGCCATTGGGGATAAACTGACTTCTGCTGGGGATGGCAAGTTTGAAGAGGCAGGACAAGGGGATGTGGTGCTGGCTGTAGCTACTGCGGCATGCGACCTGAGCGGGTCTGGCGCAGTGGATACTCTGTGTAACGCTAGGTTTATCTAAGGCGTCAGAGAGGAAGGGAATTGAGGACACGGAAATAAATGCTCACGAAAGGAGAAGTAAATGGAAACTGATTTTATCCTGAACGGGGTGGCTCATGGTGGGATTGCGCAGATGCTGCTAAATAGTGGCTTCAATCTGAATTCCTTGCGTCCTTGGATTGGACGGGATGGGAACCACTATATCACATCCAATCAGGGCGGTAAGCTGGAGCCCAGACGTGTTCAGAATGCTAATGCCACTCTGACTAAGGATGAGTGGAAGCAACTGGATGCTGCGGTCAGGAAGGCAGGCAAACCCAGGCTAACGGCAGTGGCAGACCTGCGAGCCAGGGGTTTGGAGTATGTGATCCCTAATGGGATGGGAAAGACGGTGCTGGAAACTCAGGCGCAGTCGGACATTTCTGATGCTCAGATCACGATGGATGGGCTAGAGGATGGACAGAGGGACAGGCCTTTGTACGATCTCACCTCCATGCCCCTGCCGATTATCCACAAGGATTTCTTTTTCTCTGCTCGACAGCTCCAAAGCAGCAGGAATGGGAATTCTCCTCTGGATACGTCGATGGCATCGTTGGCTGGTCAGAAGGTAGCTGAGACCGCAGAGAAGCTGCTGATTGGGTCTACCGCATATGGAACGTTCGGCGGAGGCACGTTGTACGGCTACACCACGTTTCCCTACAAAATCTCTGCTGAGATTACTTCTCCTGCTGCGGATGGCTGGTCTGCTGCTACGACAGTTTCGGATGTGCTGGGAATGATGCAAAGTTCCATCGAGGCGTACCATTACGGCCCTTGGGTGTTGTACTACGGTCCCTCGTGGTCGAAGTACATGAATGATGAGTACAAAGCCCAGTCCCCAGACACTCTGGCGGATAGGCTGCGTAGGATTGACAAGATGGATGACGTGAAGATGCTGGATCATTTGAGCGGATATACTCTGCTGTTGGTCCAGATGACGGAGGATGTAATCCGAGAGGTCGTGGGCATGGAAATGACCACCGTTCAGTGGGAAAGCCACGGCGGAATGAAGATCAATTTCAAGGTCATGGCCATCTTGTGTCCGCAGCCCAGGGCAGACTTCAACGGCAACACGGGCATCGTTGAAGGTTCGGTCTAAGCGTGAGGAGGAAGGATGTTATGAGGCAGGGAAGTAGCACAGGTGAACCCCTGCCTCATATATCTCTTGATCACACAGTATGGAAAGGAAGTCAAAATGAAATACAAGCTGTTAGTGGGGAGTCATTGGCACCAGAATCAACTCCATGCGGCAGGGGCTATTATCGAGACTGACGGCCATTTGGATGAGATATTCCCTGGACGGTTCGAGAAGGTGACAGAGGCAGCCAAAGAGACGGCTCCTGCGCCTGAAGAAACTCCGCTTCAATCTGTTGATGAAGTAGAAAAGGGAAAACCTAAAGGGAAGAAATTGAAACGGACCAAGATTGTTATGTGTGATGATCTGTTTGATTTCAGCCCAGAGGAAACTGGCCTGCACGTATTTCGGAAAGGTTCTAGGTACTACGTCTACGATGAGGAAGATTATGACACGGTCTTGAATGAGAAGGGGTTGTTGAAGAAAGACGTGTTACCTTTCGTCAAGAGTCAATGTGAGGAGTAAGCTGATGAAATGGCCTCTTCAACCTATCTGGCAGGGTAAGGATGTATTTATCTTAGGTGGTGGGCCTAGTGTTAAGACATTCCCAGTGGAAAGGCGGCTGAAGAGGCAGAGGGTGGTAGGATGTAATGACGCGTATCTGTTTGGGGATGGGATTGTAGATGTCTTAGTGTTTGGAGACAGGACTTGGTATGACCACCATAAAGACAAGCCCAAGTTCCAATCCTTCCGCAATCCGAAGATCACAAACCACAAGGATTTGGAAGGTGATCCTGCCGTCATTTGGGCTCCTCGAGAACAAGAGGGGTTCCATCGACATGCGCTAGGCTGGAACGGGAACACAGGTTCGTCCGCCATCAATGTAGCACTGTTACTGGGCGCTGGTCGTGTCCTCCTTGTAGGCTTCGATATGGCCCTGGGTGAGGGCGGCAAGTCTAACTGGCACCACAACCCATTGAATACACCAGAAAATAAGCATTATGCCCGATACATGGACGCGATAAGTAGGACGATGTCCATGATATTGGACAAATGGCCTGGCGTTGAAATCATCAATCTGAATCCAAATTCTGCTATGGACCTGTTCCCTAGGAAGTCCTGGGAGGACGTGTTCCAAGGAAAGGAAAGCAAATGACTGGAGCAGAGATTATTGTGGCGAGGGAAATAATTGAAGCTGTGTTGCCTCCTTTGGTGGATGGGATTGTATGGGTTGCTGCGCACTGCCATTATGAGAGTGCGGAAAGTGCCATCAAACGGTTGGCCACCGATGCGAAAGAAGATAGTGACTGGTTGTGTGCGAATTTGGTGGAACGGGTGGAGTGCGACACCAAGAAGAAGGGGTGGAAGAGACAGATCAATATGGGGACGGCTGCCAGGGCTGGCTCCCCTGCCTTAGTGAAGGCGTGGCTAGAGGTGCTAATGCCAAAGGACAAGGTGTTGCTGATCGAGTTAGAACAGATACAAGAGGAAGAAAAACCAAAGAACAAAGACAGGGACAAGCAATCATGATCAAATCCGCACAGGGCCCTCTTCTTCCAGCGCTTTCCCTCACAGTTAGCTGGACTCTGTGCTCCTTCGGTGGTTTGCTAAAGGAAGAGGGCCCTGTGCTTCTTAGGAGGGTATGGTAGTAATGGCCAGGACAACCGCGGCAGAGATCAGAAAGATTTTGGAAGTGGACTCCTCCATCACAGATCTGGATCCATTTATCAATGCTGCGAATGCTATGGTCACGGAGCACTGTCCTGATATAGAAGCGCTTCCAGCAGCTACGGTAGAGACATGGCTTGCCGCGCATTTGATCTGTATTCGGGACCCAAGGCCAGCTAGTGAAGCAGTAACAGGAGCAGCAGGAGTAAGTGTGTCGCATCAATACAAGTTGGATCTTGGGTTAGCATGCACAACGTACGGACAGATGGCGATGAGCCTTGATCCGACGGGAGGGTTGGCACGATGGAATAAGCGTGTGGTGAACGGCAAGGCAGGAGCAACTGTAGGGGTGACTTGGATTGGAGAAGAATCAACATGAGGGAAGCTGTGGAATTGTTGTATTCCTACGGACCTTGCACTGTAATTGCAGCGCTGGCGCTGGCGATTGTGTATCTCTATTGCGATTTCAAGTCCATCGTGGCGAAGAAGGACAAAACTATTGAAGAGATGGGGGCTACTCATCATAATGAAATAGTGGCGGTGGTGAGGGAATGTACGGCGGTTTTGGTGACGGTGACTAAAGCGTTGGAGCGTGTTGAAGAAGTGCTGAACAGGAGAAATGAATGAACCAGGATATTGTTGAATTCTTGGCGGAGGGACGGAAGTTGCGGGCATCCCAGAGGAGGGGCATGGTGCTATTGGTGGAGCAAGACCCTTGGATGCGGGGCGTGGTGGAGGACTGGCTGTTGCAGAAGCAATGTCCACTCATATCATGTGCTAGTATAGAAGAGGCAGAAGCATTTCTTTTCCAGGAACCGCAGTTCATCATACTAGGAGTATCGACAAGGATATATTGCAGAGTGTTGCAGTTTCTAAAACGGGTGGATGAACAGTACCCATCCACCATTTCTGTTGTAGTGTCGGATTGTCAGGAATGCTTGTTAGACCTACGCGAAAGGCTGCCACGAGTGACTATTGTGTTGAAGGGAGAGGGGCTGGAGGACACGATCAAGAATATCCTCCCTCAAGGGAGGTTGTCGTGAGCATCATTACCAAAGTGCTGAAAGGGACTTGCGTTTATTGGGCTCCAGGGGAGTACGATGAATTTGGCCAAGCCACATATGCAGATCCAGTGGAGTTGGATTGTCGGTGGGCCTCTGTAACGGAGGAGGTGCAAAAAGATGATGGGACGAAAGTTCTATCAAAAGCAAGCGTAATGGTAAGTCAAGATGTGCAGGTCCAAGGCGTGTTAATGGAGGGCAGTCTGTCTGATATTGTGCATAGTGATGACCCATTGCGGAATGATAATGCTTATGAGATCATCCAATTTGCCAAGATCCCCAACCTAAGGCAAACGGAATATGTAAGGGTGGCGATGCTATGAGGATGGTTCATGTGACAGGAGTGGAAGGCACTATAGCCAAGCTGCGAAAGGCGTACCCATTCGCAGGCAAGGGTTGTGAAGTAGGGTTGAAGAGGGCCGGACTCCTGGTACAGAGAGAAAGCATGAAGGAAGTCCCAGTGGATACAGGCAATCTGCGTGGGTCTAGTTTCTGTAGGAACGTGGGAGGGGCTGGGTTTAGTGCAGATGTAGGAGTAGGGTACACTGCGTCGTATGCGGTGTTTGTTCATGAGAACATGGATGCCGCACATGGCGAAGCGTTCAATAAGAAGTATGCAGAAGAGATAGCTAGAGAGACAATGAACAATCGGGGGCCAAAGCAGAAAGCCAAGTTTCTTGAGGATCCAGTCAAACGGCTCAGACGGCACGTGTTGTTGATTGTAGCCAGTGCCATTAGGGAGTATATCAAGAAGATATGATAACGGATCATTCTCCTGCGCAAGTGATAGCTAAATTGCTGTTCGATCAGGGCGTGTTTGACGCTCCTCCTTCGGACGAATGGCCTTTGTACGTAGGCCATCTCCCTGGTGATAAGACAGTCCGCCAAGCTGCGTCTATAGTAGACACAGCTGCGCAGATGGAAGGACGCATACTGGCCACAGGAGAAGTTATAGAGCATCCGGGACTACAGATCAGGACTAGATCATCCTCCCATCCCTCCGCGTATCAGAAGGTGGTCCAGGCGGCAGAGGCGTTGTCCGGAGTAAACCGTATAGGGGTAAGGATGGAGGATGGCACGTGGTACACCGTTCATGCTGCTTCACGGTTTTCATCTATTTTGGCGATGGGATTGGAGGAGGAAACCAGGTTGTGGAACTTTAGCGTAAATTACACCATTACGATATCAGATCTGCTGGTAACTTCTGTTACTCAAAAGCAACACGGGTTGTATGATGTTCATCTAGGTGTGACTGGATCGCAGAGAGGAACGTTTGATGTCTATCTTGGAGTAGTGGATAAGGTGAGAGGTACTTATGACGTGTTGTTCCCCGAGTGGCCGGACGTTCCCACTGGGGACCAATTTCTGCATGAATTGGAAAATTGGCTCCCGGACGGGACGCCATCTGTGATAGTGGGTAATATGGGAGCAGATTTATCAGGCACCGGCAAGTGGACCTTTGCTCCCACTTGGAAAAATGGGAAGCTGTATGGAATTCCAACCTCTGCTGAAGACATCCTTATCATCGACACCAATCCTCTTAGTCCTGATGCAGGTACTGCAACCCGGAGTAACATGGGAGAGGACTTGTCAGGAGCGGGCAAGTGGGCTGGTGGGGTGTCTTCTTCTGTCGATGAGAGGATATATGGCATACCTCATGGGGCCACTGAAATTCTCATTATCGATCCAGCGACAAGTTCTGCTGTCAAAAGTAATTTAGGAGCAGATTTGTCTGGGACAGTAAAATGGAATGGCGGTGCGGAAGGGGTGGACGGCAAAATTTACGGATGTCCGTTCCAAGCACCTGATATCCTCATCATCGATCCAGCGGCAGGTACTGCAACCCGAAGTAACATGGGAGTATCGATGCCAGATCCAGTCAAATGGGCGGGATTGGTTCCTGGAGTAGATGGGAAGTTATATGGCATTCCTTGTTTTGCTTCAGATATCCTCATCATCGATCCAGTGGCAGGTACTGCAACCCGGAGTAACATGGGAGCGAGTTTGGCGGGTATGTACAAGTGGATGGGGGGAGTGGCTGGACCGGACGGGAAGATTTACGGCATCCCATTGCACGCCACAGATATTCTCATCATCGATCCCGTTGCAGGCACTGCTACTAAAAGCAACATGGGAGCAGATTTGTCAGGGACATTCAAATGGTCCAGTGGTTCGGTAGGTACGGATGGCAGGATATATGGGACTCCATATGACGCTGAAGACATCCTCATCATCGATCCAGTGGCAGGTACTGCAACCCGAAGTAATATGGGGGCAGATTTGTCTGGGTCAAATAAGTGGGCGGGTATGGGGTTAGGCTTTGGAGGCGTGTTGTATGGAATACCCTATACTGCTACTCAGATTTTGCAGATTAACGCTGCCGGGACCGGCGCAGACCGTTCTGCATTGGCAGATATGTCTATGTGTCCGTTTCTCAACAAATTTTGAGGAGGTAAAGAATGAGCGTGCAGGCAAGTATCAAAAAGACCGTTACCATGGGTGGAATTTCCTTCAGTCAATCTTCCACACTCACTGCGGATGGCCTAGTGGTGTTTCAAGCGATTCTTGGAGCAGCAGACGTTCAGGAGGGGCAACTAACTGGTCGAGGTTCTGCCTATGAGGGGACTGTCACATTAGAGGATAGTGGGCATGGGTTTGAGGCAGGTGATAGGGTAAACGTAGCGTGGGATGATGGGCAACGGTTCTATATGGAGGTCACAGACGTAGATGGGGATGAGATAACAATAAAGAATGGAGGAGGGGATAGTTTGCCGGATACCCTTCCCACTCCAACGGATGTGACAGTAACTAAGGCGACATCATTGGATATCGACATCCAGGGCACCAATATTGTCGCCATCCTTCTCCATACCACGCAACATGGGTACTTTACCTTCAACACGCCATTGAATGAGCCCACATTTACACCAGAAGTGAATGCAGGGTATGCATACGATTGGTCTGAAGGTTGCGGGATTGAGAATCCTGTCCAGCATGACGTGGGTTCGATAGGGGTAGCCCATTCAAATGCCAGCGCAGGGGCAACTATGACCATTGGAATTCTGTATCAGAATGATTGATTGGAGGTTGTTATGAGTTTGTCAGGTGTCGTCAGAAAGAATATGTCGTTAGGAGGTGCTAGTTTCAACCAGTCCTCCACTCTGACAGGGGACGGTGCGATTGTCCATGATGTGAGTGTAGATGCAGGAGAAGCAGGGGACCTCACCACCCGCACAGATAACGATACGGGTGTGGTAACAGTGGATGATAGTGGGCATTCATTTGAGCAGGATGACAGGGTGGATCTGTATTGGGATGGAGGCTGTCGTAGGGGAATGTCTGTTACCAATGTTTCCGTCAACGCCATTTCGATTGATGGAGGTTCTGGTGACAATCTTCCCACACAGGATACGGATGTGGTATTGATTGCGCCGACAGAACTTGATGTGGCGGTGCTTGGCACAAATGTCCAGGCCATTCTGCTATATACAGAGAAGCTAGGTCAGTTTTCCTTCTGTGCTACTGGGCCGACAGAACATTGGCAGAAAGAATTGGGGGAGGGGAAGGTGTTCATCTGGGAGACGGGAGATGGGAGTGATAATCCCATCACAGGTGATTCTATTGTGTATGTGTATGTTTCGCATGGGGATGCAGCCGCTGCTACTATGCGTGTAGGGGTGTTATATAACAACGAGTAACAACCAATTAGACACTGTAGGAATGAACCTACAAGGAGGATGTGATGGCAAGGATAGATGATGGCTTTCAGACCCTGGTTTCATTTGCGAATTACCCAGATGTGCTTCTGTGGGAAAAGGAGGTCACCCCTCCGGGAGTGGATGGAGGCGGGGCTAATGAAACCACGACAATGCGGAACACGGCATGGAGGACCCGTTCGCCCAAGCAACTGAAGACTCTTACCGATGCATCTGGAGTGTATGCGTATGATCCGGCTGCTTATGAGGATTTGGTGGACATGGTCAATGAGAATCAGCAGATCACGATTACATTTGCTGACGGGCAGACTTTGACATTTTGGGGTTGGTTGGATAAGTTCACGCCACAAAGGGTTGTTGAAGGTGAGCAACCCACCGCAGAAGTTACCATTGTTCCCTCGAATCAGAATGCGGCTGGAGAAGAGGAAGCACCTGTATTGGCGTAATAGGCAAGGGCAGACGTGCCCAATGGAAAGGATGACCACATGAAAACAGACGCTATCAGAGTAACCCATAAGCTAGATGAGATCCCAGTGGTGATGGAGATGGAGGATGGTTCGGAGCGGCATCTAGTGCTACGGGAGATGCACGGTACAGGCCGCGACGCGTACCTCCAAAGCATGGCTGGAAGAATGAGGACAGACGCGAAGGGAAATATTATTGGTGTCAAGAACTTTGACGGACTGCAAGCTAGCTTGCTTTCCAAGTGCTTGTATGATGAGGTTGACGAGCTGGTCTCTGTCAAAGAGATTCAAGCATTCCCTACTAAGGCTGTGATCACTCTATTCAAGGCTGCTCAGAAACTGAATGGCCTTGAGCAGGACGCAGAGGATGACGCAAAAAACGACTGAAGGGAGAGAGGAGGGCTTGGTACAAGCTGGCATCCCTCCTCCATCTCCCTCTCCGAGACACAATGGACAGGACCTCTTCCAAGGAGTTTGTGGAATGGATGGTATTCCTGAAGGAGGAAAGGAACGAGAAGGAAAAGCAGGACTATTATTTGGCGTTGATAGCCACAGAGGTCCGACGGTCTTACTTGAAGGATCCACGGTCTGTCAGGTTGGAGGACATGCTATTGGACTTTGGGACTGCTACTCCAAAACGTCCAAATGATCTGAGTATAGAGGAACAGAGGAAACAAAGGTTGATGACGTCTAAATCATTCTGGTTTGCCTTGACAGGAGTGAAGCGTGTTCGGAATAAATCTAGGTAACCTCATCGTTCATTTGCGTACTGAATCGTCTCAGTATGAGCGCGGCTTGAAGATGGCCGAACACCAATTGAATGGCACTGCCCGAGCCATGAAAGCTATGGGCAGGTCTATGTCTATGTATGTAACTGCTCCTATAGCAATGCTGGGAGGAGCAGGGGTGAAAGCCTTTGCAAGTTTTGACCAGGCGATGACTGAATCCTTAGCGATTCAAAAGGGTGTGTCAGAACAGATGAAGTCCCAGATGAGGGATACCGCCAGAACTCTTTCCACAGAGACCATTACGTCAGCACAAGAACTTGCACAGAGTTACTATTACTTGGCATCGGCGGGTATGAATGCGGAACAGTCTGTACAGGCTTTGGGAGCGGTGAATTCGTTCGCAGTGGCGGGCATGTTCGATATGAACCAGGCCACCACCTTGCTTGCAGATGCTCAAGCTGCATTAGGTATGAAAACTGACGATGCCGCTCAGAACATGCTGAACATGACCAAGGTGTCAGATGTACTAGTCAAAGCCAATACATTGGCCAATGCGTCAGTAGAGCAGTTTTCCAGGGCACTAACCAATAAGGCTGCCGCTTCCATCAAGCTTCTCAACAAGGACCTCGAGGAAGGGGTGGCTGTGTTAGCCGCGTATGCGGATCAGGGTATCAAAGGGGAACGGGCAGGAGAGGCTCTCAATATTGTGTCCAGAGACCTTCAGCGGGCAGCAATCAAGAGCACAGACGCTTGGAAGTCTATGGGCATATCAGTGTATGACAGCACAGGCACGATGCGGTCCTATGCTGACATTATCGGAGACCTAACGGGGTTGTTCTCTACTATGACAGATGAGCAGAAGAAACAGACTGCCGAGCAACTAGGGTTTCAGGCACGGTCTTTTTCCTACCTTCAGATGTTGTTGGGAACGTCAGACAAGATTAGGCAATTCACGGAAGATTTGAGGGATGCGGGAGGAATGACCAAAGAAGTAGCAGAGAAGCAGTTGAAGTCTTTCACAAACCAAATGAAGATTTTGAAGAATCAGATTATCGACGTGGCTATTGGAATAGGAGAGGTACTGTCTCCCCATATTCTAGCACTGAATGAGCGTATCAAAGACGCGATTAAATGGTGGGGAGGGTTGAGCCAACAGGCCAAGATGACGATAGTCCTAGTAGCCGCCATAACAGCAGCCATTGGACCAGCTTTGATTGCATTTGGGTTCTTGACCCAGGGCGTGGCTGCTGTCATTGCTGCGTTCAGATTGTTAACGGTTGTCGGGTGGAAATGGATGATTGTGATTGCTCTAGTGGGCACGGCGGTTTGGGCTGTTGTAGATGCTTTCGCCAAAGCAGATTTGGGGTTCCATAGTTTCATCGAAGGCATTGAGATAGGTGGAGCTCATTTGGGTACTTGGCTGAAAGTGGTAGCTACTGCTATATGGCAATCTTGGGACTGGGCAGTGAACAAGATGGCGTTAGGATGGGAGTGGCTAAAGACGGAGGTTACTAATGCTTTGGGAGTGGTGTGGAGATACTACATTACTATGATGTCGTCAGTATCGAGTCTGTTCTTTGGGGTGTTGGACAAGATTGTGCAGAAGCTCATTAAGTTTGCCACGTTTGCGGTGGATATAGGCAAAAAGACCAAGCTCATTAGTCAGGCTGATGCAGATGAAGCTATTACCGTTCTGGAAGGCATCAAGGGCGGGTGGAATGCCATGGTGGATGGGATGGATACGTCTTTTCAGGAAGCCATAGACCGTAGTTACTCCGCAGCAGAGCAGAGGACTATGGATTACTATCAGAAGGCAGCGGGATTAGATGAGCAGTACAAGGCTCAAGCTGCGGTATGGGAACAAGTCAGGAACCAGTTGTTTGCTGATGACGCATCTATAGCTAGTCCGGGCCTTGGGGAGTCTTTTGGCAAATTGGGTGGTGCCATTATGGACTTACCTGGGTTTAGGGATTTGAAGAAGTTTTTGGATGAGTTCTTTTCCTCTTCTGCCCAGAGTGTTGAGGCTGCTACTGCCGCAGGCAAGGCTAGTGGTGTGGGGAAAGCAGTAGCAGATGCAGGAGTGGGAGGAGTCGCTTCTGGAGTAGGAACAGGGGCATTGGAACGTGTCGAATTCCAACAGATAGCATTGAACCGAATGAGTCTTGCGGGTCTAGCAGGAGCACCGCCATCACGAAAACAACAGGTAGAAGCACCAGGAGTGAATGAGAGGCTAGATACACTTATAGGACTACAGACTCAAAGTCTTAACCAGGGACAGCCGGTCTTGGTGGATTGATTAAGGAGAGGTTATGCATCCATATATAGATCGCATTGAGACGTTGGAGTTGCGCGAAAAATGGGGAGTGATTGTTGGGTGTACGAAAAGGGCGTTTATCAATGAAGTAAGTGAGGATTGGGAAGATTTTGAATCGGCCGCATATGCTATTCTGGATGAAGGAGGGCTGCCAGAGATAGGGTCATATTTAGATGACGACCGATGCAATCATCTTCACTTAGTGGATCGAATTGTGCGGATGGTGGACAAAAACGCCGCTCAGGTTGATTTGGTGTATGAGAAATTCAATGATCGTGGGCAATCCTTGTTACAAGGTTGGGCAACCATCACTAACCGAAACGTAGCAGGGAAGATGCAGGCATCGGTAGCCCAGAAGGCCACCAATCTATATCGGGACGGAGGAGAGGGGTCACCAGAACCTATCACGCTTACTCATACTTATCCTGACACCGATCCAGACTATGCAGGAAGGACTATAGAGCAAACAGGAACCGTAGATGTATACCAACCGCAACGCACTTTCACTGTGGAAGGCATCAAGTTGATCCAGAATCCTTGGGACAAGGCGGATGATCTCATTGGTTCGGTGAATAGTTCCACTTGGCTAGGCCAGAAGAAACATACCTGGATGTGCACTGAAGTGACTTGGGAGTATCGTGATGAAGGCAACTATTTCATGACCTTCACCTTTCAACATAATCCAGATACATGGAACCCTACTGCTGTATTCATCGATGATCGAACAGGACGGCCACCGGAGGATTTGGTGGAAGATGAAGGATACAAATACATTCGGTATCACAAAGAAGTCAATTTCACCAAAGCGTTGGGTTTCTATGTAATTGGCCCTGCACAATAATAGAGGATGTAATGGCACAGATATCCAAACCGCCTGAGTTTAGTTCTGGAGCGAGGGTGATCTCAGCCAAAAACTTGAATGAGCTGAGGGATGCTATCCCTCGCCTTTTGATTGGTGGGCGTGGGGTGAATATCACTTCATGTGGGGATAGATATATGGTGAGTTTGGCGGAGGAGCAGGGACGGTATCCTAGTCCCTTTGCGTTGATGGAGGTGGTTTGGGAGTATGGTCAGTTCCTGTGGTGCTACCGTAAGATGCTCGATGGGGATGATCAACTAACAGCTGTGGCAAAACCTTGGCATTTACGGTGGGGAGTGAATTTTCCTGAGGTGGAAGGGGTGGAGTACGAATATCCTGATCGGGCAGATGATTACCGTTTGGTCAATGGGATAACACAACAAATCTATCCACCCTATCAAGAAGGGCAAGAAATTCTAGCAGTCAGACTGCCTAGTGTCAGGATTGAAGAAGGAAGCTTGCAGTACCCAGAGTATCCCGCTGCGCCTCTTGTATGGCTGGATATGAACGTTGCTAATCGGAGTTGGGGTGCTCCTATCCATGCCCATAGTGGGATACATGATGGAGGTGCCCTTCAAAGCAATCTCACAGCGACCACAAATGAGGATGATGGAGATGAGGAATTGCCTCTCAAGTGGCGGAAAAGCGATGATGAGGTGACGAATGTGCCTCATTCTAGCAAGTGGCCTGATTTTGACCTGTAGAGGTAGATAGATAATGGGATGTCAATCGGTAGTATTTAATGGATCTCCAGAGTATCGGATTATTGATCCAGGACATGATTTAGGATATGGAACGTTTCTAGGTGACCAAATGTCATATTACGGTCCTGTTGCTTGGGGTGGATGGAAGGAACGTACAAGAGAGAATGGGGTGACCGTTCCTGATATTCTAATGGATCACTTCTTCATTGACAAAGGGGTAGACCCACTTCACATAAAAAGGAATCCCTTCGATATATCTCATAATACATGGGAGGCGTTCAAGGAGTTTGTAGATGCGTGTCGAGAGGCAGAATGTGCTGGTCCATATAATTGGGACTCTTGTGAGATGAATAGTGCCGCTGGGAATGCGGGCCCTTTGGCTTTTCGTAACAATTTGATGGCGGCTGCTGAATGGTGGAGGGGTTTTACTGCAACAAAAGCCAAAGGGTATAAGATGGCGGCTGAGTATTCGGCAACAGAGAATCCTTGGTCTGACGCCTTGGCAGCACTCCCATCCAATCCTGCAGGATTAAACACATGGGACGATGACTGGGACTTGGCAGGATTCACTGGAG